TATGATTTAAAGTTCACATCTCCGTCAAACACTAAATTTTCAACATATGGGGAAAATCCTTCTCCATCAATCCAACCTAAACGGGAAACGCTGTTTTTTTCGGGAATTAAGTCGTAATTTAAAGATTCAACATCATGTAAGTACTGCACTAATAATTTTGAATTTTCACTTGTTACACCTACTCCAACATTGGCAAGCTCTAAAATTGAGTTATTACTTGCTAATGTCTTTTTATCCGCTAAAGTGCTACGCCACTGCTTTCCTTTACGATAAGAAATCATTAGTTTTTCTACTCCCGTATCAATGTTGACAAGGCGCATAATCGGTAAAATCGGATGATTACAGGCGAATTTTTCTCCATAGTCCGTTTCAATAGATACTCCAAACTCGTCAGCTCTCCAAGCCCCGCAGCTAAGTTCAAGTGCTTGTCCTTCAAACTGCGTCACACTGTCCAAAGCTATCGGTTTAGTCAACTTCTTTTTCTTCTTTACGTATTCTGAAAAAATTTTGCGAAAATTCTTAACATTGACCTCTTTAGCGTTATTTGACATTTGAGTTATAACACGCTCTAATGTAAAGCTATCATCTATGTACTGATATGCGTATTCATAAGGAGTTGTACTGCTAATATAATCTTCATAGGTATATATCGGTATTCCGTTTATAATCGATTCTTCCGTCACCCGTACACCTCCTTCCATTTTCCAAAAGTATTATATGTATCAAGCCAATACTCTAAATAATCTGTGTGGTGTAAAGCATATATAAAAGCAGGGTTTAACTGCTCGTTTTGTGTTTTCGGCGCCAATCTCTTTCTTTGCAGCCATAGTGTACGAAACCAACAACTTACAACATAATAATGATCTTTATACATCATTTTTAAATTATCAACTTTTTCTTTTTCTGATTGAATTTCTTTCCAACGAGCGTCTAAATCTCTTTTACGGCTTTCTGATTGTTGGCACAAACCAAGTCCAAAATCGTCATCTAATCGTATGATTGCGCTGCCAAAATCAATCTTAAAAAGATGGGCAACAAAGCTGATAACGTCACCGCCCATACCGCAGCCAAAGCAATAAAATGTATTGGTGTCGGTATAAATGCGTAAGCTAGGTGTTTTTTCGTTATGGAAAGGACACGAAATAAAACCTTTTTTAGGTTTATATCCGTATCTATCAATTACATTTTGGATAGTGATAAGCCGTTTTATTTTATCAACATTATTATTGTAGTAATTCATCTACAACACCGCTTTCCAAGCGCTCTTTTAGCTCATAATAAAGGGTTTTATATATCAGTTGTCCTGTGAGTTTTGGAGTGCAAAATAAGATATGTGTTCCGTATCTTGCTTCCCATGCTTTTAAGCTGGCTACCAAAGCCATAGGATTCAGCTGACTTCGGTAATTTCCTGAAAAAATATCTTCCCAACTGGTATTTTCTATTAGTAAATAAGGTTTTCCGCCTGTGCTTTTTAATCTGTCAAACTCACGCACAAACCTTTTACGACCACGTGTGAAATTGGAACATATTTCATCTGCGCTCATTTTACGTTCAATGACTACTTTATCCGCTAAAGAATAAATAATTCCGTTTGGTAATGTACACTCGCAGCTATAATCTCCAGAATCTAACTTTTGTCTTTTATGAGGACACTGCATTGATTTCAATCTTCTATGTAATGCAGCCGTTTCCTGTTCCCTAGTATCATAAATAACAGTCATACTAGAAAGACAATCTCTTACTTCAAATGGTGTCATGTAAACCACCCATTAAAACGGAAGGTCTTCATCATCAAGAAGTTGCACCGTTTCAGGCTGTGTACTTCCTGTAGGTTGCACAGTAGATTTATTTTGCAATGGTTTATCTTTAGGAATTTCAAATTTGTTTTCTCTAATTATACTTACAGATACCGCTTTACATGGTTGTGTTTTCCAACCACTTCTATTATCGTATTCCCACTCTTCACGTCTAAATAAACAACCAAACACTTTCCCTTTCAGTGTGGTTTCGTCCCAATCCCAGTGATAACCTTGGTTGCTTTCCTCAACCGCTTCTGTGAACGCTTTAAAAACGCTTATTGTCCAATTATCCTTTTCTGTTCCATCTTCTTTTGGCAAGTATAGTTTTAGGACACCTCTCCATTTTTTATCTTCCGTATTTTGATTTTTATAATCATTTTTGTAATAGTCTTGATATTCACCCTCTGCAATATCCAAACTTACATCCAGTCTTGAAAAATCGCCGTTCCTTCCACTAAAAGTCACTTCTTTTGCATCCATAATTTTTGCGACATATCCACCTGCCGGTAACGCTACAAAATCTCCTGCTGCTTTTACATTTTCCCAGTTATTAAATTTTCTCATTTTTTATTCTCCTTATTAAATGTTATAAAATTCTCTTATTTTGGTATCTACAAATTTCAAGTCGTTATCAATCGTTATGCTATCAAATAGCCCCACAGGACTTTTAACGGTATCCATGCCATTTGTTTGCGTAGTAAACATATATTTTCCATCTTGAACCAGTGTTTTTAATACGATGGTAAACATGCCTTCTAATGTGATTTTTTCATCTAACATTCTTCCGATTGTTTTAAATTTTTCGTTACCATTATTATCACGCTCTATATGCCCCAAAAAATAAACAATCACATCACTAGGCAAATCTTTTATGACCATTTGCACCAAATTCCAGAAATTCAATGCAATATCGGTAAATTTTT